TTAACGTCCGTTCGCTTTGTCTCTTTTCGCCTGCGCAGCTTTGAGCAGATCATCAAGCTCACTCGCAACAACCTTGAAGTTCGGTGTTGAGAGCAGTTTAAAGTTCTTGTCGTAGAAAATCCGCGAAAGCTCCGCGAAGTAATTTTCTTCTTTGTAGACATAATCCGCCGCGAATAGCCAACGTTTTAGTTTGTCCCACTTTCGCTTCTGCTTTGTTGGCGCAGCCTTCCAACATAAATCCACGAAGAACATTACGTCGTTCATCAGTTTTGGCGACGTATTTCGGTGGGACGTTTTTAGGCTGTGGTATACATCAAATGTGTTTATGGCACATTGAAGCATCGTTCTTGAATCGGTGTAGCTTAACATTTCTTTTCATCTCCATTTCTGACAAATTCGTTGTATTTCTGCGTGACTAACTCCGCCAATTCAAAGGCAGAATCAACCTCGACAACCCACTCGGGGCTACCGTGTTTAAATCCCGCCCCTTCTATGATTTCAATCACCTGGGACGCTGTCGCGCCCCCGAATGAGTAAAGCTCAGCGATTTCTCGGCTGTCTTTGTGCAGTTTTTTTCTCAACATTTCTATTTTCATATCATTTATGTCTTTCATGGTTGTAATATTCCTCATGGTTAAAAAATTATTGATAAGTGAATGCCCACTAACAAAGCAGTGAGCACGATAATCCCGACGAAGATAAAATCGTCCTCAGTCATTTTCTTCCTCCTCTCCGTCGTTCCATTCGAGTAACTCATTCGCCACCCGAATCGCCCAACCAATGACCTCCCCCTTTTCATCGAGGAAGGCGTGTTCGTGAATGTCGAGGCTTTTAGCCTCTTCCACTGGTATATTTGTATTCATATTTTTTATATTTTTCATATTCATATTTTTATTTTCTTCTTTGGGTTTCGCTCCTCACTGGAACGGGGGCGAAACCCTATTTCTATTTCTTCTTCTAATTCTATTTATTATCACCTCCCCATCTATAAATTGTATGGATTCCAATCATCATCTATAATAATCGATGATTTCGTTGGTTTAGATTCTTTCGGCGGTGCAGCATACACAGTGCGTTCAAATCCACGATTCTCATCGTATTCTTCAAACGCATATCCCCTAAGCTGTTTAAACTTGGGGTTTTTCAATCTCGTCGCCGCCAACCCAACTTGACGCGCTTTCAGTTTCAGGACGCGGTCAAATCGCTTAAACGTCCCTCGCCACGCCCCAGCTTTGCCTTTCGGAAGGATGCTTTTCGCGTAATTTATTAGATACGCCGCATTCTCCACCATTGTCGGGGTGAGCCAGTCCTCGACAAGGGTTTCCGCGTAGTCCTCGGCACGCGGCTCCGATGGGACATCGATGTATTTAGCTTCATCGACGTTGTCCACAGTCTTTCGACCTGGAACGGGGGCTTCAAATACCCCAGTTGGCGATGCTCCTTGCCAGTTTTCGACAAGGAGGAGCTTTTTCACGTCCACTAACGTGAATCGCACCGTTTCCAGTGCGATTTCAATTGGCTCGGAGGACGGTTCCCCAACGTCCTCGTCACGACGCCAGTCTCCCGCGTCGTGAAGGGAGAGATTGTCAGGGTTGCCCCCAACAATCTCATCGTTACTGAACGCCGCCTCGACTTCTGCGAAGCGGTCGTCGAGGGACATTAATCCCTCTTGTTCTTCTGTGATGTCAGACATGATGTTGTTTTTCCTTGTTATCATTGTTGTTGATGAAATGAAGGCAGACCTTAAAAGTCCGCCTTCGTGATATCGGGTCTACGCCTAAACCCGAGCGGGTTGTTCCGCTTATCGACAAGTTTGTCGAGAGCTTCCCGAAAATCATCGGGTTCAAGAGGCTCAAAGCGTTTGAGAACACGGACACGGCCGTTATTCCCGTCAAAGTCGAAGTTGAAATAAACCTCGGCTCGTGGGATCGCTTTGAGGAGCAGACTCGCCACAACCTTCAAGTGACTCATGCTCGCGCAGGTCACACATACCGTGTAACCTTTCTCGTAACATTTCACGAGCCGCTTGATCCCGCCCGTCCACGATTTGACGAGCGTGGCAGGGGCGAGGTCCGCCTTTATCCCGAGCTCAGGCATCGGGACATAGCGGAATCCATACCGCTTGCCCATCGACTCTCCCGTGAATTTTGGGTCTCGCGACCACGCTTTTTCTCGGATGTCGACCACGAAGTCGCACCGTGAGGTGCGATCTTCGAAATTGCCCGCCGTGTAGCAGGCAAAAACAAATCTTCCCCGTGGTTCCACGGGTTTTGCCGCCGCCCGTCGAGCCACCCGATCGGGCGACTCTTTTACCCTGATGTTAGACGTGGTGTTATTGTTGATGTGTTCTTTCATGTTCATATTTCTCCTATCTGGGAGTTGTTGAAGCCCAGCACCAGGAACCACATTACCAAATCCAAATCCAGTAATGCCCAGTGCCACCTTCGCCCCAGAAGGTGCACTGAGCGTTAACAATAGAGCACAACAGAGGTTATTCCTGCCCTTGACGTTGTTTTACCCTTGCGTGTTATTTGAGAGAGGGGTAGGGGGGGGGGTAAAATTTATCAGCTTGTTTGTGGGGGAGTAGGCTTTTTTGCCAGAGAGGGGAATTTGGAGGGGTGAATAGGAGTTTTGGTGAGGTTTGGTGGTTTGGAGGGAGAGTTTTGGAGAGGAGGGGTTGAGTTGACGCGAAAAGAGAAAAAAACGATTAAAAAAAAAAGATTAAAGGCTTTGAGTTGTGGTGGTTTGGAGGTTTTTGGGTTGATTGCGACGCGTTCGTTGCCCGCTGAGGAGACGGCGCATTACGGCTGCGCCTGGTCGGAAAACCTACTGCGGTTTTCCTGAACCTTTCCCCCGCACTCTGTTCGCGGGGCGACCAGAGTGAATTATAAAAAAGTGATTTTTGTGTCAATTCTGAGGAACAACACAAGTCTACACATTTCTACACATATTGGGTGGGGGTAATGTTTGTGGGAGAGCGGTGATTGCTGGGCTTGTGGGGAGGTTGGGAGAAGTGGGTGGGGTAAGAAAAAGGTGACTTTGGAGAGAGGTGATTTTAGGAGTGGGTGGGGGGTAAGGATTTTTTTATTGAGGTGTGGGTGGGGTGTGATTTAGGGTGGGGTGTATGGGAAAAAAGAGAGTTGACAATGAGAAGATAGAGATTGGTGGGTCTGCTATGAGTATTGGGGAGATTAGTGGAATGGTGAGTGCTGGTGTGAGATTGAACAATGGGAGGAAAGAGACGGTATCTGAGAAGGTGTCGCGGTCTACGACGAAGAAGGAGAGTATTGAGGCTTGTGGGAAGAGGGTGAGTGATGGTTCGAAGGGTGTTCCGTTGATTGCTGTGAGTGTTGGGAGTGAGCCGTTGCAAGATTCGAAGAGGGAGCGGTTCTGTCAGGGGATAGTAGCTGGTGCTGATGAGTTAGAGTTGTATTATAAGTTATGGAAAGATGAGGTTGGTGTTCCGAGGAGTAAGAAGGCGACGGCTATTAGTCAGAAGAGCAAGATTAAACATGAGGAGAGAGTGATTGCTCGGTTGAACTTTTTGAGAAGACAGAATGCGGCGATTGCGCGGGTTGATAGGGAGGAGAAGTTAAAGATTACGGAGGAGATCATACAGGGATTGAGGGCTGACTTTCGGAATGGGGACAGAGGGAAGACTGTGAGTGACTTAATGACGGCGTTAGCGCGGCATGATGCGATGTGTGGGGAGAGTGAGAAACCGACATTGAAGATTGAGTTAGGTTTGGGAGGATTGTTGAGTGGGATAGACAAGGTAGTAGAGACGAGATTAGGATTGAGTGGTGGTTCTTTGTCTTCTGGGAAGAGTTTAGAGGAAGGTAAAGGGGAAAAGGAAGTTGAGGGAGGAGAGGTTTTAGAATGAAAGGTGTGAAGGTAGTGACGAAGAAATGGGATTCGGTTGGGGAAGGAGGAGGAGAGTCTGTTAAGCCGAAGACGACGATTAACTTTGCGTATGTGAGTTATGCGTTTATGAAGGGTTATCGGTATTGTTGTTTAGAGGGGAGTTCTCGTAGTGGGAAGACGTGGGCTATATTGCAGTGGATAGTTTTTGCGTGTTTAGAGCCGAAGACGTTTATACCTGGCTTTGAGAGGGAGAGTTTGGAAGTTCGGTGTATGCGACATGATGCGACGACGGCGAGAGGGACGATATGGGCTGACTTGCAGAAGATTTTGGGAGGGTTGGGAATAAAGGAAGGTGTTGGGGAAGGGGTAAAGATGAATAGGCGGGATATGGAGGTAGTTTTCCCGAATGGCAGTAAGATTTCGTTTGGTGGTGCGAGTGACCCTGGGAAGTTGCATGGTTTGGGAAGTGACATTGTTTTCTTCAATGAAGCGATGATGATAAGTAGGGCGGCTGTTGACCAAATGGAGATGCGGACGAGGGTTGGCTTTATCTTTGACTGGAATCCTTCGTTGAATGAGCATTGGATTTTTAAGCAGGGGTTTGACAAGATTTGCAATTATGCTGATGATGAGCCGTTAGCTGGGTGTCCGAAGGTGTTTTATGCGCATTCGACGTATAAGGACAACATGGAGAATTTGACGGCTGGGCAGATTGCGAGTATTGAGCAGTATGAGCCGACGGCTGGGAACATGATGCGTGGGACGGCGAACCAGCACATGTGGGAGATTTACGGGCTTGGGAAGCGTGGATATTTGGAAGGGCGTATTATCACGCCAGACAAGGTTGTTTTTGTTGATGGTTGTGAGTTTCCGCAGGCGATGCAGTGGGAGAGTCACGGTTATGGGTTAGACTGGGGATTTAGTGCTGACCCGACGTGTTTGGTGGAGTGTGCGATTTTCAACAAGAAATTGTATGTGAAGGAGTTGTTGTACAAGAAGGATTTGATGGTGAGTCCTGACCCGACATTGCCTGAGAGTGAGAGCGTAATTGGACACTTAAAGGAATTGGGGATACCGAGACATGAGGTGATTGTGGCGGATTCTGCGCGACCAGACTTGAATGCGGCGTTGCGGAGGGCTGGATTTTGTGTGTTAGATGCGTATAAGCCAGGTGGGAGCATTGAAAACGGGATAAATTTGATGAATCAGCGTCGGTGGTGTGTGACGGACGACAGTTATAATGTAAAATTTGAGTTAGAGAATTGGTGTTGGGGGGTTGACCGATACGGGAGACAGACGAATGTTCCTGGAAAGAAGCACAATCACGCTATGGACGCGATTCGGTATTGGTTGAGCACGTTTGTGGATTCGTCGAATACGGTCAGAATTGAAGGTGGAGAGGATTTAGAGAGAGAGGAATACGGGACTCAGCCAGATTTCTGGTGAGATTTTTGAGTGGTTTTAGAGATGGCGTGTAGTGATGTGTAGAGATGTGTAGATTTGTAATGAATGAGATAGTGGCTTTTAAGGTGGAGGAATGGGAATTTTGAGTTATGCGAGATGCGGACGACATGAAGATGATTGAAGACGACCTTTATGAGGGTGTTATGGAAGAGTCGTCTCGTATTGGAGCGTTATTTTTGAAAGTTTTTGGAACGGAAGACGGGAAAGAGGTCTTAGAGTTCATAAAAACTGGTCTATGTGGGCTTGGAATGAGTGTTTACAGTGAGAGTGCTGTTGAGATGGCGCGGAAAGCTGGGAAACAGGAAGTTGGGCTTGCGATAGATGGGATTTTGAAAGCTTCTATGGAAGCGGAACGGGAAAAAGAGCTTAATAAATAGTTGAATAGTCTTTATGGATTACGAAACGGACAACGAAGGGAATGCGGGAGAAGAATTTGTTGATGATGCTACATCATCGATGACAAACAATGATGCGACCAGCTCTGGTGGTGCGGAGTTGGGAGAGGGAAATGTAAGTGATATAGGTGAACCCGTAGAAGGGGAGAAATCCTCTTCTGCGGGGATTTCCTCTTCTGACGAAGAAACGGGGCTTGACGGGGCTTCTAAGGGGTCTGTTGAGGCTTCTGGCGGGAAGAGTTGGCGAGATGGTTTGTCGGACGAAAGTTTGAAAGCGAATAAGAGCTTAGCTAAGTTTAACGATGTTGAGTCGTTGGCTAAGAGCTACTTGGAATTGAGCAAGAAGTTAGGGAGCAAGGGGTTGATGCCGTTGCCGAAGAATGCGACTGCGGAGCAGGTAGCTGCTCGGCGTGCGTTGAAGCGAGGAGAGGGCATTAACAGCATTGATGACTATCAGTGGAGACCTGATGCTGAGTTGGCTGGTGGGTTGAACCAGTTGAAACAGACGTATGATTCTACGCCGTTAGCGAATGCGTTGTTTGAGGCTGGTGCTGATGCCGACACGTTTAAGAGTGTTATGGACGCGATGGGGCGTGCGGAGATTGCGAAGCAGCGGAAAATGGATTCGGACTTAGCGAAGTGTGAAGAGCTTTTGAGAGATGAGTGGAACGAAGACTATGATGTAAACGCGAAGGCTGTTGAGATGTTTGTATCGAAACGGTTTCCTGAGGTTCATCAGACGTGTAAACAGTTTGGGTTGTATAAAGCGCCTGCTGTTGCGAAGATGTTCTTGAAGATGAACGAGATGACATCTGATGGAGAGATTCGTATCCAGAAGGCGGCGAGTAAGAGTTTTGATGAGCGGTTGAAGGCGATTGAAAAGTCTGAGGCTTATCGGAACGAGTGGCACCCAGACCACAAGAAAGCTCGGAGTGCGTGGGCGGATTTGATTATGGAACAGGCGAACCAACGGGGTCGCTAACAATATTAACAAATAAACGAAGAAAATAGGGGATTGGGAAATGTCGGATAAAAAAGAGATTGTTGCTAAGGAGGTTGTTGCTGGCAAGAGCTGGGACGAACTCATTGTTAAACACGAGAAGGCTTTGTTTGGAGAAGCTGGAACGTCGGAAGAAACGTCGAAGAGCGTTGTAGAGCGTTTGTCTGATTTGGAAGCGGCGGACGTTGCGGCGATGCACTACAAAGGTTCGGTTGCGTCGAAGGAGGCGTTGCCTACGGACGCGGCGGTTGGCGACTTGTATAATGTTTCGGACACGGGTGCGAACTATGCGTTTAATGGTTCGACGTGGGACGATGTGTCTTTGATGAATATTGCGACTGAGGACGCGGCTGGCTTGGTGAAGTTGGGCACGGGAACGGCGTTGACGACGAGCACGGGAGGCGTTGTCGGTGCGACGACAGACGGGCAACTGCTTGCGAAAGCGGCGGGCGATAGCACCTTGGGCACGGTGAAATTGAACGATGTCGTGAAGAAAGAACTTTGGCACGGCAACGGCACGTATTGGTATGCGTTCAACGAAGGTAGCCGCACGTTGAATATGAAGGCGAAGCCTATCCACGGCTTGCAGAAATTTACTTGGGACGACGGCAAGAGCTTGGAGTTCCCGACGATTGCGGCGAACGCGTCGGAAACGATTGCCACGGCGACGGAAGTCAATACGAATGCCACGGCGATTGAAACGGAAGTTGCGCGTGCGAAAGCGGCGGAAGCTCTGCTTGCTCCGAAGGCAAGCCCGACGTTCACGGGAACGGTTTCTGTTGGAGACTCCTCCTGCACGCTAAGCTCGACGCAAGGCGTATTGAAAATTACGGCTACGGGCGGAATTACGACTACTGGCGGAATTACGGCTACTGGCGGAATTGTGGCGAGCGGAGAAGTGAGCGGCGCGACTTATTCGTTTAAAACGAGCGACGAATGTTCCTTTGTGGTCAATAACGCCACGAACGGCGACTTGTTCAAAGTTGGCGGAAGCGGTGTTTCTGTTTTGACGTTTGTCAAATCGGATAACACGACGACGACGTTGGCGGCTTTGGAAGCGCGAGTTGCGGCGTTGGAAGCGGCGGCGAACACGGGGGCTTGATAAATGCCTGAGAACCGACACTCGAAACCCGAGGTTGCTGAATCGGAAGGGCGGATGCGCAAGCGTCTGCTTTTCCGTGCATTGGAAAACTGGGACGAGCGGGCGACTGCGGACTTCAACACTCTACCTTTTGACTCTGTGAAGGCGGAGGTAGAGATGTTGAAGGCTACGGTTGGCGACGGTGGTGCGAGTTTAGAGGGGTTGTATGACGAAGCTGGAAACCGTCTTGGAACGACGATGATTATTGTGAAAGACGGTGTTGGCTATGTTGTAGAGTTGGCGATTACGGGCGGAGGAGACGAGAGCTTATATGAATCGGCATTAGAGGCGGGAGAGCGTCGTATGCGAGGATTAGGCTGTCATACTATCCGCACGGACGCGACGAGACCTGCGGTTTTGAAAAAGTTAATGGGTTTTGGCTTTGTGCCGACCCGAGTTTTATTGAGTAAAAAATTAGATTAACGGAGGGAAGAAATATGGGAATAGAGGCGGCAGTGGCGTTCGCGGTGGCAGCGGTGGCGACGGCGGGTGCGCAAGCGTATAGTTCGCATCAGCAGTCGAAAGCGGCGGAAAAAGCGGCGGAAGCGCAGAAAGAATCGATTGCGGCTACGCTTAGCGGCAAAGATGCGGCGGCGGCGCAACAAGAAAGTGCGTCGAGTGCTGAGTCTTCGCGTCGTGCGGCGTTGAAGAAAGCGGCGGCGGCGTCGCGTAGTGGAACGCAAACGACGGGTGGCGGCGGAGGTAGCCTTGGTGGCGGTGGAGCTGGCGGGGTGAGCCTTTAATTTTAAAATGGGTGCAGGGTGCGGTAATGGCGAGTCTCTACGAGAATGCTACGTTAACGGAGATAGCCAATTCTGCGTTGGTGCAGATTGGCAATGCTCCTATTGAGTCGATTGACGACGACAACGACGGGAATGCGGCGATATGTCGTGTGATGTTGCGACAAACGATAGCGGAGATAGAGAGTCACCCTGCGGTATGTTGGGACGAGTTGTTAACGATACGTGACTTAGAATTGCGACGTGATGGTGGTGCTGGACAGCGCGGGAGCGGGTTTGAATACAACTTACCGTTGGACGTGTTGAGTGTAGAAGATGTCTACGACAAGCACGGGCGGCAGTTGGACTATCGGATTTACGGGCGGTATCTCTACACGAAGGTGGAAGCGGAGAAGGTTCGTTATATTCGTTTTTCGGAAGAGCCTGCGGAGTGGTCGGTAGAGTTGCGAGGGTGTGTGATTGACTTGTTGGCGGCGAAACTGGTTGGTGGCATCATTAAAGATTTTGATGGTGCTACGAAGGCTGTGAATGCGTTTTGGCAAATGACGTTTTATCGTTGGGCGGGAAACCGCAAGAACAAGGCTGAGCGTCAGCGTCGTGGGGACGATGGGACGTTGCGTCGTTATTACGACAATGGTGGGGGCGGACAGATGTTGGGAAGCCCTGATATTTTTTAAACGGAAATAAGAGAAGAAGCGGGAGGAAGCGGTGGACGGGAAGAAGGTTTTAGAGATATACCAGAAGATGGTGAGTGACCGTGGGAACATGGGTGACCTTTGGAAAGAGGTTGTCCATTATTGTTTTCCAGCGGAGCGACCTGAGTATTCTACGTTTGGAGGGAACACGACGACGCGTGGTCAGCGTCGGACGAACCCTGTTTGTTCGTATCCTGTGGTGTTTACGCAGAGGCTTGGGAGTTCGATTCACTCGAATGCTTTTCCTGCGAATGACTACTGGTTTGACTTTGCGATTATTGGGGAGAAGGGCGAGACGAGCGAGGAGAGTCGTGTTTGGTGTCGTCAGGCGCGAGATGTGGTGCATCGGAAAATCCGTCAGGGGACGAATTTCTACCAAGAGAGTCACGCGATGATGGTGGGGCTTGCGGCGTTTGGGACGGCTGGTTTTTACACGTATTATAAGGCGGGGCGGTTGCATTTTCGTTATATCCCGATCCATAAGAATTTTTATATTGAGAGCAATAGTGACGGTGAAATTGACACGGTTGCCTTGTTGCATGAGTGGACGGCGAAGGAAGCGATTGAGGAATACGGAGCTGAGAATGTTGGGGCGCAGGTTCTGAGCGCGTTCAAGGCTGGTGTTGATAGTGGGACGCGGTATTCGTATGTCCAGTTGATTTACCCGAAAAAGGTCTACGGAGAGGCGTATTCGCCGAAGAAGGGTGGGAAGCCGTATGGTGACATCACGGTAGAGTTGGACGGTGGGCGAGTGGTGAAGGAAGAGCAGTTGAGTGGTTTTCCTTTTGCTATTCCGCGTTTTATGGTCTATTCGGACGACTTGTATGGGCGCAGTCCTGCGATGGCGGCGATGCCTGACATCAAAGCGGCGAATGCGTTGCGCAAGGCTTTATTGGACGCGAGTGTGCGTGCTGTGAATCCGCCGATGTTTATCAATTCTTTGATGGGGAACATCAATACGGCGGCTGGGGCTGTGAACAAGATTGCGGGTGTGGACAAGAACTCTGTGTGGACATACCCTGTGCCGACGGATTTCCCTGCTGGGAAAGAGTTGATGGCGGACTTGTTGGAGAGTTTGAAGCAAGCGTTTTACATTGATGTATTTCAGGCGATTGAGCAGCAGAAGTATATGACGGCGACGGAGGTGACGGAGCGTGTTCGTCAGAAAGTGGAAAGTATTTCGCCGATTGTGACGCGTTTGCAGAAGGAGTTTTCGTCGCGTGTGGTGTTGCGGTGTTTGAATTTGTTGATTGAACATGGGGACTTAGAACCGCCTCCGAGTAAGGTAGGCGGGAAGAATGCGTCATTAAAGGTGGCGTATATTTCGAGTTTGGACGCGATGATGCAACAGGGGGTTGCGGCGAAGACGATGAACTTTGTGAACCAGTTGAACCTGTTGGGACAAACGGTGACGCAGTTGCCAGATTTGGCTACGATTTTGAATACGGACGCGATTGTTCAGGCGTTGGGAGATGCGAATACGTTGCCGAGTGAGTTCTTCCGCAAGAAGGAAGAGGTTGAGGCGATACGTCAGGCTAACGCGATGCAACAGCAGGCGATTGCTCAGGCGGACGTTGAGAGTAAGCAAGCGGCGAGCTTGGCGGACTTGGCGAAGGCGAACGGCGGTGCGTTGCCCGACCAGTTTATGGAGCAAATGGCGGAGCAGACGGCGGCTGGGAACATGTAATAATTTCAACGAAAACGGGAAATAACGAGAGAGAGGATTTTTAAGACGATGGCTTCATACGACTATGTTGTGGTAAAGAACTTGAAGGGCGAGGGTATCTCGGCTTCTGTTGGCTTTGAGCACGCGAAGAACGAGTTGCGTTGCTTAGCGTGTATGCACGATGAGGGCGTGTATGAGTGGGCGGTTATCAATGCTGGGAAGCTGACGTTGACGGAGGCTGAGAGTAAGACGTATTTTATTGCTTACCCGTTTTCGGTGGCTGGGAAGCCGTGGTCTGTGTATATTTGGCGTGCGACGCGAGACAACGCGACGGTTGAGTATAATGGTAGCCGTATTCCGATTGAAGGGATTATTGCGAAGTTAGAGGAGTTAAGTGCGAAGTGTGAGGAGAATGCGAAAGAGAATGGGCGAGCGTTGAGAACGCCAGAGGGCGACATGGATATGTTTGTTCCGCCTGAGGACGTTCGTGCTGGAAAGATTTTAGGATTTGATGAAGACGGGAAGCCTGCTGTGGGCGAGCACGTGAAGCAGGTGCAGGAGCTGTTTGAGATTCAGATCACGTGTGAGAATTACGCGGAAGCGGCGGCGGCGAGTGCGGCTGGGGCGGCGACGAGTGAGTCGATGGCGAAGCACTACGAGGAGAGGGCGGCTGAGTATGCGGAGGACTCTGCGGAGAGTGCGGAGAAGTCTGAGGACTATTACAACAAGAGTATCTCCACGTATGAAAAGATAGGAAGCGCGGTTGCGAACGGGGTTAGCGACATTGAGAAAGCCGCTACTGAGGCGACGGAGCACATTGAAGCGACGGTTGGAGAGGCTGTTGAGACAGCGGAGCATTACGCGGAAGACGCGCAGGCGAGTGCGACGAGTGCTGCTGAGAGTGAAAGCTTAGCGCAGGTAAGTGCTGACAAAGCGGCGGCGGCGTTGGAAACGGCTGTTAAGGGCTGGTCGACGAAGATTGTAGCGAGTTTGCCGTCGTCTCCGAGCAAGAACACGGTTTACTTTGTTGGGAGTGATTCGACTGGATATGAGATGAAAATCTATTCGGACGGTCAGTGGGTATCGATTGGGAGCACGAACTTTGCTGAGAACAAGCCGATGACGGAGACGGCGTATGGGCTTGGGAAGTTGTCGACTGGGGACACGTTGAATTTGAACACGGCTGGTGCGGTTGGGACGAATGAGGCTGGTCAGTTATTGGTAAAGAGGGCGAGTAAGACGAATTTGGGAGCGGTAAAGCTTTCGACGAGTGACACGTTTGACTTGTGGGGTGATGATTACACGAAGCGAGGCGGAGAGGTTGGGCTTGCTCCGAATGGTGAGATTTTTGTTGTCAGTGGGACGTTAGACAGATTTGGTGCGGTTCGGTTGGGGAGCAAATACCAGCCGACGCATAGTGCGCCGTATGTGGTTGGGATTGCGGCGAGTAGTAATGCTGGCAAGGTTGGGCAGTTAGCGTTCAACTTGCGTCAAACGCAGAGTGATGGATCGCCAGGTGTTTTAAAGCACGTCTTTGTAAGTGTTGATGGTGGGACGAACAACGCGACGGAGATGTATGTTGAAGAGGCGAGCGAGAGCCAGATGGGTGTTGTCAAGTTGTTGACGAGTATGGCGGATTACACGGACGACGAGTTGAGTGCTATACGGAACACGCACGCGGCGAGTGTTGGTTTGGTTGTTGATGGCTTGGGAGCGTATGCGAAAGAGTATTTGAACGAGACGCGTATTGGAGAGTTTTTTGACAATTGGGCTACGGGGAAAGACTTAGCGGCGCAGATTTGGGGGAACGAGGAATACAAGACTTCGTTGGAAACGTATCTATCGGACTACGTGGTTAATAGTTCTGTATTAACGACGACGATTGAGTCGACATCGAAGACGTGGTTGGCGAACACGATTACGGAGGACTACATCAATAGCTTGTTTAAAGACAAGGTGTTGGCGGTATGCGAAGCGGCGGTCGAGGAGAACTGGACGAACAAGTTAGAAGACGCGATTTACGAGGCGGCTGAGGCGAGTGCCGAGAAGCATACGGAATCGCGTGTATTGGCGTATTTGAGCAACCCAGACAATTTGGAAGTCTTGGCTGGTGTGATTAAGGACGCGAGTATTAGCGAGATTTTGGAAAGCTCGAAGGAAGCGGCTGAGGCTGGTGCGATTGAATACGTTGAGGGTGTGTTTAACGGGCAGACGAAGATTGTCTTGGACGACGAGAATGTGTTTTTCTCGGATTATGTTTCAAAGAAATCGGAGGCTGCTGTTGAAAGTTTAACGACGGTGGTAGACGCGAGGGTTTCGGCGTTAGAGCGCAAGCTAACCGCAATCACCACGGGAACAAATGCAACGTGGAAAAAAGTGTCCTCTAAGACCTTGGGCTGTAATGAGCGTGCCGACATTGACGTAAACGATGTTGATGTTATTGTTTTCCATCAGAACACACCTTACACAGACGACTGGGTGGTGTGGAAAAGCTGGTTTACAATTAAAACCAGCTGGTCTCACACCGCGCCAGCTTACTTAGACAAAGGGAACCTGGGGGCGTTCCAAGTCTTGACCATCACCTACGATGAAGCGAAGGACAAAGCAAACGTCGGCGTAGGCACGTGTCGACAATTCAACGCTTACTGGGGAATGACCGTCACTTGCTATAAGCTTGAAGGCTGATTATTCCTATGAAAAGTCATAGGTAAGTGCCCAGATTCCGTTGACGTTGCCCTTTTCCGACCATTGATTCGTATTCAGTTTCCACTTACGATCTGTTGCTTTTGTGTCGCTCTGTTTAGTAATCGAAAGGACAAGACCAGCGTCGTAGTTGTTACCGTCGCCATACCTGTGATCCTTCAAAAATTCGATATCGAAATTATAAGTATTACTGTTTTCCAAAGTCGCAATGATGTCTTGAACCTTGTGAACCTGAGAATAAGACCAGTTTGTGCCTACCAAAATAGCAAAAGCGTCATCTGGAACAGTGAAATTGCCTGCGCCTGAGGCAAGTTTTGTGCGTTTAACCGTTGCCGTTCCCGTGGTGATTGCGGTTAGCTTGCGCTCCCAAGCTCTTTTTTACGTTTAAGTTCCTGTTCGAGGTTCAGGATAGAGACTGGTCGTGTGAACCAAATGAATCCCATAACTACGGTCGAGATAAACCCAAAGACGCTACTAACGATAAGCACTTCTTTTAGCGTGTTTTTATTGGTGTAAACGAACGGTATATCGTGATTACGCGACGTTGGGAAGACATGAGAGCGGAGGTCGTGGTCTTCCCCGTAATAAATGTCGTAAACGTCCTGTATGTGTGTCGGCACGGAATAAAGGGGTGCTTCTATGCTTTCTGCGTAAAGTCCGAACCAAATACCAAGAACCGCGTGAAAGAGGATTGTAAGCCCAGACTTAGCAAGAATTTCTGCGAGAGGCATAATTTTCATTCTTGAAAGTGCTGATGCTGGAATACCGACGAGCGCGATAAATCCGACAAGCCCCATAAATACACATTCTCCACCACTGCAAAAGAAAACGGCATAGCCACCGAATGTGTAAAGAATGAGCAAGATGAATATTTTTTTCAGGAAACGAAGCGTCCCGTTCAGGAATTTCATGATGGCAATGATTATGTATGTAAGTGAAGTGTAGAGATGTATAGCTTTAAAGTGTTGCTGTTGAGTGGCGGGTGTGCAAGCTGAAAAGGAAAAAAACGAAGAAAACCGAAAGAGAAAGGGTGTTGTCGATGGCGAAGAAAAAGAATGTGCGAATTATAGCGGCTGAGTATGGCGACCAAAACGTCATCTTGATGTTTTATAAGACTGGGGAGAATGCTGATTATTGGACGATGGACGTGATTGACGCGAAGACGCGGGAGGTCTTGCAGACGTTAGAAACGCCGTTTTACACAACGACGGATATTAGTCGGTTGTCGTATGTGCAGAGTTTTGACGTGGTTTTCTTTGCGAGTGGGCTGAATGCTCCGTGTAAGTTGGTGAGGAATAACGCGGAGGGAGGCGCGGGCTACGTGTGGAGTTTCAAGGAACAAGAGATGAAGCCGTTCCCTGTGTTAGAGTGGAATGACAGTAGTGAGCACGTTTTTAAGTTTACGGCGCTGCCCGACAGTGAGTTGGTGAATGTTGACGAGGAGGGGAATCGGTATTACCCGAAGGGGAGTGTTCGGCATGTTGACAGTGAGACTGCGAAAGACACGTTGCCGAGATTGGAATTTACGGGTGTGAGCATTGTTCGGACGGCATTCAAAACATACTCGATTAGAATGAGTGTTAAAGCGAAGAACGGGTTTTTGCTTGTCCCTGGGACTACACTCGACATCACGTCGATGGCTTTTGCTGTGTATTTTAAGACAAACAAAAACTCAGAAACCGATACTGATCTCCCAGACATCAACCTGTCATACAACGGGTGGAAAGGCACAGTGTTTGAAGGAAACGAAGTCTATGACTTTTATAAAATTACAGTTTACCCTGCCGTGGTGACCGTTTTGTCAAATGAAACGCTTGAAATCACGACATACACATGCGATGTAGGCGTAGACGAGGGACCGAGTATCACCTCTTCTCCCAACGGGCTGTTATATCCGATATACAATGGCTACGGGACTGACTTTTGGGTCGCGAAGGTGGACGCGCCTGCGACTGTTGAGGTTTCTGACTTGAATTATTGGCAACCGTATTCTGGCGGGGAAGGTGAGTTTGCGTTGCAGGTTGACTTGGGGAACGAGTTGGAGGGTTTAGCGATTGGTGACTTTTTGGCGTTGAGGACGAAGAACTCTCTTTTTGAGAGTGGGCTGTTAAGCTACGACACAATGCCAGTTGGGACGACATATCCTTTGCAAAATCCGCCTGTGGAGGTGCAGGAGAAATTGGACGACAAGAGTTCCGACGACGGGACGCAATTAAGACCAGCAGCGGGTGGTGGCTATGGGTGGGCGTCGGAACTGTTTCCTATCCGAGGCGAGGTGACGTTTAAGACGGAAGGTGTTTGGAGTGGTGTTTTGGAGTTGCAAGAATACACGGAGGACGGGAATTTGTCCACGATTGCGACGATTTCGAGTGAGAACGGGAACAGCAATACTGAGTTGACGCGAGAGATTGTGTCGTTTGGGAGTTCTGTGCGTGTGGCGTGTGTTCGTCGTGAACACGCGTATAAGATAAACCGTAGCGTAAAAGGGGACGGCGGGCTTGTGAATTACACGTTAGAGTGCGACGAGGGTTGCCAGTGGACGTTGAGTGCGACGGGAGACCGTTTTGTGTATATGGAAATTACTGGCAAGCGGCATTTAAGTGATGGTCGTGATGTTTACATTGTGAAGAGCTACGGTGGTGCGACGAACGAGTTTACGACGGACACGTATGCCTTGGGTGCATTTGGGGTGACTCGGAAATATCCGCAGTGTATTGGGATTTACCAAGAGCGCATGGTGTATGCGGCGAGTGAGACGAAACCGACGACCTTGTGGTTGAGTCGCACGAATGATTGGGGCGACTTTGAAGACTTAGGCGATGATGTGTCTGCGATTACGATGACGATGCAGACGGAGAAATACGATGCGATACGGTGGATAAAGACGATTAAGACTGGAATCACGATAGGCACTCGTTATGGTGAGTATATTTTTGGGGAAAGCAACGGTGGTGTTGTGACGGCGGACAATGGGCGGTTTTTGAATGCGTCGAACATTGGGAGTTCTGTTTGTAACCCTGAGGTTTTGGGCACGGCGTTGTTGATGGTAAAAACGGGAGGAGAGGAAATCCACCGTATTGACTACAATACGTTGAGTGAGGAGAGTGCGGGAACGAACGTTAGTATGTTGGCTTCGCATTTGTTTGAGGGAGACGAGGTTGTGGACATGCTTGCTGTTCGGAGTCCGACGAATGTGCTGTTTGCGGTGACGGACAGTGGGAAGTTGGCGGCTTTGATGTATGAACCTGCGTATAATGTGTTAGGGTGGAGTTGTTTTGAGGTTTTGGACGGAGTTGAGTGTGCTGTTCCGTATCGGCAGGACGGGAAGGACATTTTGGCGATGATTGTAAAGAAGGGGGACAGCTACATCTTAGGAGAGCTTGATTTGAGGAGCGATGTTTACACGGACGATGGTGAGCGATACGAGAGTGTATTAACGCCTACGCCGTTTGTTGTTGGACAGAGTGGAGCGTATGGTGGGCGGTTAAACATTGCAGGTGTCGATGTCTATACGACGGCGGGGACGGAGTTTTACGCGAAATTGAGTGGAGGGAGCGAAGTCCGAGTTGAGCGTGGGTTTGACATTAAAGGTGGCAAGATGGAGTTGATGAGAAAGACGACGTTAGCGGCGACGAGTGGTTGGGAAGACGAGGCTACGTTGACGATACGAACGGATTACCCAGCGGCATTAGAGATTGCGGCTGTGGGAGTGAGTTTGCGGAAGGGGCGAGGCTAAGAAGAAGGGCGACCTGTTTGATGGGTCGCCCTTTTTGTTTGGCTGTTTGCCTATTGGTTTGGTTGTTTGTTCGTTTGTTTGTTCGTTTCAATCCGCGCCCCCGCGAGAGGGGCGACACAAAATGCGTTCTTGTTCGAGTGCGTAGTCGAGTATCAAGAGAGCGTCGGCTGTGGCGAGAGTGGGCTTTGCTGACGGGAACAGGCGTGTTGCGTGGTCTTTGAGTTCCCGTTTGTGTTGTGCGCCGCTTTCTTTGCGTTTGGTTTTGCAGGGGAAACGCTTTTGCCAAACGGAGGGCGCGACGAGAACGACTTTGAAACCGAGTGCTTGGCAAGCCCCGACTTGAAAGCCGAAGTTTCTGCCGAAATTGAACATTGCTGAGCCTGGTGAGCGGTTTCCTGCCATAAATCCTCCGACCTGTTCGATGTAAACGATGACTGGTCGTTTTTCGAGCTTAGAGGAAACGGCGTAGTCTTGCATCAAATTGAGGAAGTCGGACTCGGAGGTAAATGGAACGGCGATGGCGACGGAGCAGTCGTCGAACTTGATAGCGCACGCGCCCGATGCGCCAGGGTCGATGGCGATGACGATAGGGATTTTGGGGGCTTTGGGTTTCATTTGTGTAATGTTTTAGTTTCCTGTTGAGCCGAAGCCGCCAGTTCCGCGAGTGGAATCTGAGAGTTCGTCTGTTTCGATGATTTCCATTTTGGGGAAGGGGATAACGATGAGTTGTGCGGCGCGTTCGCCTTCTGTGTAAAAGGAAACGCCGCCTGTGGATTGTGGGACGTAGAACACGGATTTGACCTCACCGCGATACCCTGAATCGATAACGCCCACGCAATTTGAGAGGGAGAGGCGTGTTTTGTAAATGGAGGAACGCGGGAAAAGGAGACCGACGTGCCCTTCTGGAATTTCCACTGCGATGCCGTATCCGACGGTGTAAGTGCGGGAATTAGCGTCGTAGTTAGAGGAGGTGGCGGTGAGGTCGAGACCTGCGTCGCCAGGTTTAGCGTAAGCTGGAACGACGGCTTTGGGGTGGAGTTTTTTAATTTTGAGTTGTGTTGTCATAATTGTTTATTTCCCTATTTAAGAAAAAGAATGTAGATAAGAATTGCCTCTGTTGCTGTTGCGAAAATGGAGAGGAGCATACCGAAGAAAAGGCGGCAAGAGGTGTGCTGTTCGTCGTTGAGGCGTTGGGCGAGGTGAGCGTTCTCCCTGATGGTGAGTTCGTAGTCGCGAAGGAGTTTTTGGTGATTTTTTTGTTCTTCTGGTGTCATTGTTTTTTTCCGTTAAAGGTTACTGTTGTGTGTTTGTAGAGGCGTTGCCGTTCGTTCTGTTTTTTAATACGGTTGATAACTTGTTTGCTACAACCAGCGGCGAGGTGGATTTCGTCGCAGACCAAGAATGCCTTAGAAGCCTCGTTGTTTGAGACGTTGCGTTCTGTGAATTGTTTGATAGCGGCGGCGCAGGCGGAGACCACGTGTCGATCGAAAGAGGGTTTAACCCCGATGAGGTCGAGGAAGGCTTCGTTCTTTGCTGTGAGGTCGTGCAGGCTGTATTTTCTGAGCACTTGTTCGACAGCCCGCCTGTGAGCGGGCTTATCGATGCAAACGACGGAATAGGGATATTTGTTAAGTTCTGCCATTTGCGGAGGCTGTTAGAGGGCTGAGCCGCTGGTGGCTATGGCGAAACCTGCGACGAGGGCGACGACGCTGAGAACAAATGCGATCCAGCAGTAGATTTCGTAGCGAATTACGCGGCGGCGATAGGCGTTAATTTTTTCATCGATACGTTGGTCTGTTTCGCGGAGCACGCTATTGATAGATTCGTAAAACACGCGAACGGTGACGGGGCGTTCTCGGCTGTCTTTTAGTGGGAACGACTTGTGTTGGGTAATTACCATTTTTGTTTTGGTGTTTGGTGCTTTTTTATTTGGGTGTTTGGTATGTTTCATTTTGGGAGTTTCCTTGTTGCTGGGTTTGTTTGGCTTGGGATTTTTGTTGGTCATTTTGTTCTTGTTTACGTTTTTTGTGTTTAGCCAGTCGGCGGTCTCGTTCGGCTTTTGGGAAGATTGGATAGACGAGCCAGCCTGTGCCTTCCCTTTTTCGTTCGATGTATTTGTATTGCTGTTTGTAAATTTCCCTGATTACGGTGCTTTTTTCGCTAATGGAAAGGCATTCGATGGCGTCGCCTTGCAGACAGGCTCGGATTGCCCGACGTGCACAGTGCGCCTTTGAGTCGCTACTGTGCGTCGGTTGCATCGAGTAGATGTTGTCGGACACAGCTCCGAGCATTTCGGGAGGCGTGAATTAGAACGGAACGTCTTCGCCCTGAGGGGTATCTGCGGCGGATTGATACGCGGATTTTTGAAGGACGACGTGGCGTGCGAAGAGGGAGAATCGTTGCTCTCCGTTGTATTCTTCGATTTTCACGTCGCCGTCGGCAACGATGGTGTCGCCCTTGGAGAAAATTCCGCCGTGTGCTACGCCGTCGGAGATGCCGACAGAGCCGCGCATTTCGTCGCTATTTCGTTTGCAGAAATAGAATGCGCCTTTTTTGCCTGACTTCCACGGGCGACCTTCTGCGAGAATAACGTAGGATTCGCCAGCAGAGGGAGCCGAGGTGGCTTGTGTGGTGGAGGGTTTATTTTTAACGATAAGCTCGGTGAGGGCGTCGAGCTTGGTTTCGATTGCGACGAGCTTAGCGAGAAGCTGGTCGGCTTGTGTTTGTGGTGTTGTGTTGTCCATAATTAAAAGTGATGTTTGAATTTAAACTTACAAGGTTGAACTTTGTCAAGAAAAAAAAGGAATTATTCTGTAAAAAGGGAAAAACGAGGAGCGAAATTTAGTTTTATGCACATACACGCTCCTGCCCGATTTTTTTGGATATCGAGATTGACTGTTCGTATTCCGCCGATTTGTTGTTCCTCTTCGGTTTCGACCTTTGCGTCGTAGAGGAGGGCGGCGATGTCGGCATCTTGTTCGATTGCTCCGCTGTCTCGGAGGTCGGAGAGGCGTGGTGCGCGGTTCTCGTTGGCGTTGTTTCGGTTGACTTGGGCGAGACAGATGACGGGAACGTCGAGTTCTTTTGCTGCTTTTTTAAGTGAAACGGAAATGTTTGTGACGGCTTCGTATCGTGAGCGTTCGCCGCAGGACGGAATGAGTTGCAGATAGTCGATAACGACGAGGTCGAGACTGTTTTCTCGTTTAATTTTAGCGAGTGTGTTGACGAGGTGTTTGACGTTTTCTGTGCGCTCGATGATGTGTAAGCGTGAGCTGTCGATGGAGCTGAATGCTTCACGGAGTTTTTGCCCGAGGCGCGGATTGGTTTTCTTTGTTGATGTGAGTTCGGCTTGTGTCTCGGGGATTTGCACGCCAGCGGCGGCGGCGCAGAGTTTATGTGCGAGTTCTGGTGCTGTCTGTTCGAGAGAGACGAAGGCGACGCGTTTCTGTGTGTTTCTAAGGACGTTAAGGGTAAAGTTGAGTGCGAGCGTGGTTTTGCCTGTTGCTGGGCGTGCGCCAAGAATGAATAGCTGTCCTTTTCGCAATCCGCCTCGGAGAATGAAGTCGAGTTGATTGAATCCGAGAGGCGTTCTTTCTGTCTCGACGAGATTTCCGTCTGTTTCGATGGCGTTGATTTCTTTATCGAGTGTATCGAACGCGGTTTTGGTTGGATTGGATTCTGTGATGGTTGCTCCGTTGTCTTCGATGAGTGGAGAAATGAATTTTTCGACGGCTGTCGAGTAGGACATTTCTTCGCGTGAAGCGGCTTTGATAGCGTGGTCGAGGGCTGCTGGGAGTTCCCGTTCGATTTTGAGCCGTTTCAGGTCGGGAACGAGATTGACGGCGAGGGACGCTGGATATGTGTCTTTCTGATCGAGAATGCTATCGATGGAGTAATTGAGTTCTACCATTTTTTCGCCACCGACTTCTTTGAAGAGCCGAAGGCGAAGGTCGAGGTCGGGAACAAAACCTTTATCGAGCCAAACGTTTTTAGCGGCTTCAAAAATTTTGGTGTATTCTGTCCGTGAAAAGTCATCTGATTTTACGACAGCGAAGAGTTTGTCAACGTCATCGTTGTGTTCAGGTTTAACGCCTTCTTCTGTGATGAGAACGGAGAGGATTTTTTGCTCTAACGAATAATTGGTTGGAGCGTCTTGCTTGGAAGGGTTCATATTTGCGTTTAAATGGGTCAAATTTGCGTTTAAATTTAAAAGACGATAAAATACTCGTGTTTTGATATAGGATTGAAATTTAGGGCATTTAAATGGCTTTCTTGGCGAAATGGCTTAAATTAGCCCTAATGCTCGATAAACGTCTTCTGCGCACTCGGCGAGGTTCTTTGGTTTTTCCTCGGTCTTTGGTGGCTCTTGTGGCGGTTGTTTGTTCTTTACGGCAAACAAGCCTTGCCAGCCGTAAAGAATGGATTGGTTGACGACTTCGATTTTTTCAGCATCTGTATTGGCGAGCTTGTTGAGAGTTGCTACGGCTTTCTTCAAGGCTATTGCCGTCATTGGTTTTCCCATTTGCTTACGAGCGCCGTAAAACTCCCGAAGGACAGCTTTGACTTCTTCTGATTCGTCCTTAACTGCATCTACGAACGAAACTGTCTTCGAGTGTTCTGTGTCTGTTTCGGGTTCTGCTTCAACGGAAACAGTCGAAGCACTCTCTGTGTCACCAGTATCGTTACTATTTGGTATATTATCTGGTTTATTATTTGGATCTATATTATTTGGTTTATTATTTGGTTTATTATTTGGTATTGGTGTCTTGATTTGACTAAATCCATTTCCTGATTTGACTAAATCCATTTCTTGGTTTGGAGAAATCCATTTCTTAATTTGACTAAATCCATTTCCTGATTTTAAGAAATCGGTATTTATGCGGCTTGGCAGATACTTGGCTTCATCGACAAATGCAAACCACCGCGTTCGGTCGTAGGAATTTTGATTATAATTTCCAATCATAATTACGCCTTTTTCTCTCAGGCTTTTTATGATTGTCTCGATGTTCATTTTGGAGAAAAACGGCATCAGTTGAAGGAGTGCTTTGTTTGAACAATACGACCAAGTTCTGCCGTCGTGATAGTGGCGTTCGTTCGCCTTATTTTTCATAATCCAATACCGCAAATTGTTTATAAATACGGCTTCTTTGAGACCGAGTTCAACGGCTTCTGAGACGACAAAATATAAGCTGTCTTCCATTGCTTTAATTCCTTACTTTGTGAGATTTTTTTATTAAAGAGTTATCGAAATTCGGCGTGTTCTTCCGTCGAATGAAACTGTTTTTATCAGGTCTTTCTTTCGTAAGACCGAGAGAAGACGGGAGACTCTTCCCTCGGAGATGCTTAAAAACGTCGCCAGCTCCGCGTTTGATGCGGAGCAAACATTGTCGTAGCCTAACGCAAGAATTGATGCCAAAAGAAACTTTTCGTCCACTGACAAATCTTCGTGCAAATAAATCTCTGCGGGTATCCAAACGCCTTTGAAGGCGCGTTGTGGTGCTTCGTGTTCCATTTCGTCTTTTCCTTATTTTGTGAGTGCTGTTTTAGCCGCTTTGTAGGCTTTTATGACTTCTGCACGGGAACGCCCGACGTTGATGCAATCCTTGGCGATTTGGTCGAGTTCCTCGACGGATTTTGCGTCCATAAACATCTCTTTGTCGCCGTCAGTCAGCGGTGTTTCGGGTTTGTGTTGGTTGGCGCGGTCGGGGTCGTCTCGGCTGTCGTCGATGGCAAACAGTCCGCACAACGCGTATTTTCGCGCGTAGGATGACGACGAGCCTGTGCACTGTGCTTCGTCCATTCCTTTACGAGCCAAAGGTTCTCGGGCGTAAGCCGTCGAGGAAATCGAAAATCCTTGGCTGTTTGGGTCGGCGTTGACAAGCGTGGCTGTCGCCTTTATATAATGACGGTCGCCAACGAGGACGATTTCGTCTTGCAAAACGACGAACGCTTTTCCTGCGATAAGCGGTTTGACGGCTGCCAAAATGCTCTCTGCCGAGCGATATTTGTAGCCACCAAACTTGTTTTCTTGGTTTTTAGTGGCGACCAGCTCTGCTTGGACTTTGGAGAGAAGTTCGTAAGTGGGATTATAGGTGCTCATTTTTTTGTTCTTTCTTATTTTTTGTTTGTTTTGATTTTCTCCGAGATTTGGGTCAGTGAGTAACGAGGCCCCGACGGATAAACGACGGTCGGCGTAATGCCGAGTTGGTCGAGAATGCTGTCGAGGGTTTTGTAGGTCACTCGCAGGTATTTTGTGAGATAGAAACGCGAAACGAGTTCACGTCTTGGTTTTGTGTTTTGGTTTTCCATAATTTGATTTTCCATAATTTGATTTTGCCAAAGAAAAAAGGAATCAAGGCAAAGCCCATATCTTACGTGGTTGAACTTTTTGGTGAATTTTAAAAGAGTCGCCGCGTGGCAACTCCGATTTACAAGGTTGAAGTTTATGTTGTCTTACAAGGTTGTAAAGAGAAAAATGCGCAAAAAAGTAAATTTTTTGGAAAAAACTTGCAAAAAACGAAAGTCGCGGTAGAAGTTTTTGTCTATGAAACGCGGGGACAGAAGGTCTATTTCCACCAATGTCACGGACGATGAGTATGATTTGATACTGTCGGCTGCGAAAGAGCGTGGTCTGACTATTTCTCGTTTCTTGATAGAAATTCTGAGTGTTTATTTAAATTATAATTTTACATTTCGTCGTCCTTGGGGTGGCGACAGGGCTTGGTCGAAGCCGCCTGAGGTTCACCATCGTGTTGTCGAAAAGATGAACGTGGCGAGAGCGAAGAAGCAAGAGGCGGAACGAAAAGCAAAAAAACAGAAAGACGAAAAATGAAGCCTGTTCAGATTGCTCTTGCCGTTGCGATGGCTCTTTGTCTTTGCGATATGCCTTACGGATACTACAAACTTGTTCGTTTCGTAAGTATGATTGTGTTTGGCATAATGGCTTTTGTATATGCGTGCGAATACAACGAGGGTGGGAAATACAAGGACATTGCTATATGGCTTGCCGTAGCTTCTGGTGTATTTGCGCTGACGTTCCAGCCAATTGTCAAGATTAGGCTTGACCGTGAGACTTGGAATTTCCTCGATGTTGTTGCTGGCTTGTTTCTTGTCGGTATTATTCTTTGGGAGAAAAATAGAAAAGCGAAAGAGGAAGAAAAATGAAGCGGTTTTTAATCGCCATTCTTGTCTTTGTTGTCGTCCTTCGCGCGTGGTCTCCTCGTGACGACGACAGGTAAATCCTTGTCCGTCCAAGTAGGTTCGGGCATCTCACCGTTCCTGACTGCGCCTGCGTAATTCTTGAAGTCGGCGGCAATCATAAATGCGAGTTCAAGGATGATTTCGGGGCAAGCAGGTGTTTTTAAGAGGATTTGTTCCCAGTGTTCAGGTGTGATTTTTTTCATCGGTATGTTCTTTGTGGTGCAATAATTCTACGGTTAATTCCTTCGCGGATAAGTTTTCTTGTGGCTCCCGAAATGCCTCTGCGGGAGAGTTCGTCGCGTGCGATACGTCTGAGGTGTTCGAGTTGGTCTTTGTCTATGCGAATGGATATTCGGCAGGGTTTCGGGGTATTCATATTTTTGCAGGCAGTTTGCACGGGCAAATTGTGCGTTGAAATATTTTTTAAAGGAATGTCGGACAAACGAACAGGAAAGAGGGAAAAACGCGTAAAAGAAAACAGTTCTTGCGTTTTATTTATCGAAAAAGAGCATTGTAGAGAACGCTTTGTCTGACAACGGGTTGTTTTCTCTTTTGTGTTGGTGTTTCTCCTTTCTTAATCGCGTTCGAGGGCGGGAGGAAAGCCTTGCGGTTTCCGCTCTCGAATGTGTAAGGCGCGAGGCATAACGAAAGGAAAAACAATGGAAGTAGAAAAAGAATACGCGTCGAAAGGCGTGGCGGGAGCGGGGCTTGGACTCGGCATTGCGGGAACGGCACTCGCGCTTTTAAACGGCGGTCTCGGCGGGCTTGGCTGGGGCGGAAACAACGCGGTCGCGGCAACGGCGGGAGCGGCTGGTTTGTCGGCACTCGCGGAAAAAGACGCGGAAATTGCGCGGCTTCGCTCGGAGAAATATTCCGACAACAAAGTGCAGGAACTGTATAATTACATCGTCGCGGGCAACCAGCAATTGACGCAGGAGTTGGTCAATAATCGCGTGCGTTTGGCGACGGCGGAAAGCAATATTGCCAACTTGCAAAGCACGCTTGGCGCGTTGACGGTTGTTCGCGTTCCGAACAGCGTTCTTTGTCCGGGCGTTCCCGCAGTTGAAGTCGTTCACACGACAACCTCGTCCACGACCACGGCTTAAAAACGATGGCGACGAAAATCCCGTTTGAACGCTTTAAAACGGCGTTGCAACGCTACGTTTTCGAGCAAATCGTTCCAAAGGTTGGCGACGTTGGCTCTCAATTTATGTTGGGAGCGGCGTATGGGCTGATGGAAAGCAAGCTCAAAACAAAGCTTTCCGACGCGGGCATTGAGAGCAACGGCGAGGTCGATGTTGACTGTCTCGACACGGCAATTCGCCACGGTTTTAAGGCGTCTAACGACAAGGCAACGTTCTCAATTCTCGGGCAAAAGCTCACGTTTAGCCCAGACGATTGGGTAGCGTTTAAACGCTATTTGTAATGGGCAGTGCCGTTCAAAAGACGGCACTTTTCTTTATGTTGAAATGTGTAGAAATGTGTAGAGATGTGTAGTTTCTAATACTTTATTTTCATTCGTTTTCTCCGAAAATCCAAACCGTCTCGAAACACGACACGTCGGACGCAAGGATAAGCAGTTTTATTAGCCCCGATGTTTCCCGTTGTCGCGAGTGCCCGTCAAGCGGCGGATAACACGCGAGCGAAGTGTGAGTTGCTTTCAAAAACTCATAAACAAACACAAATCGTAAACAACAAAATTAGAGGAAACATAAATTATGGCTATTGATGGTGATTTCAAATCTCCGTCCGAAAACGGAACTGGTTGGGACTTTTATTCCTATACCGATAAAAATAACACGGCGGCTTCTATCGCTATTCTTCGTCAAATCGAAGAACTTCGTGGTGGAACGTATCTTCGCCAAAACTTGCTTCGTCGAGATGCTAAATATCGCCGAGGCACTGGACACTCGGAAATCGCGTCCTTTAAATGGATTCCAGCGACCGCGACCACCCGTGATAACAAAACCGTTGACCTCGCTCGTCTTGAACGCGCCTGGATTGATGGCAACTACGACCCCGATATTCTCACAAAATATCGCTCGCTTATCACGATGGTCAAAACGGAACAGTATCAGACGCAAATCTGGCCTAAATCCTTTATTCTTTCGACACCGTCGGTTTCGCGCACAGAAGCTCTTCTGCGCTCGCCCGATGACATCGAAAAAGGACTCGTGGACATTATGGGCGGTGGAGACTACGCAAAAGCTCTTCGTGCTTCCGAAACCGAACAAAACAACTTCGATTTCATGCAAGCTCTTCGCACAACCACGCTTACGCTTAAACGTAAACGCTGGGACGGCTCGTTCTCTGCGCCAGGCGACGCAAATGAAGAAGTCGTTAAAATTCCGCAATTCATGAAATACAAATGCCCGAACTTCTGTTTCAAACTGACAGACTTCGGACGCATTCGTGCTCAGCTCCAAAACAATTTGGTGGACTGCCCTGGTATGGAGCAAAACTACAAAATCCTCGTTTCTCCAAATCAGTATGAATACATGATTGAAGAAAACGAAAAGCTCCAAGACAACGACTACCTCGCTTCTGGCGGCGGCTTGCTTGAACACGGGCATCTCCCGATGGTTCGCGGCTTTACCATTGAAGCGAACACCAATGTCCGCGACAACGAAGCGTTCGCGTATATTCCTGGTGTCACGGTCGAATGCGTTGACTGGGGAACGTTCACGGATACGAAACCTGACTCTGATATTTGGACGGTCACAAACTGCCGTCGTCAATATCAATACGAAGTCAAAGTCGTTCAACCGTTGACGCTCATTCAAATCGCGTTCACGCCTGATGCGGAACACCCGCTCGACTACGTCCCAGTCGGAGCAGAAGGAAACGACCGCAACGGCGAAGACCTCTTCGATGTCGTTCGCGACCCGAAATCGGTGCTCGCGGCAAAAGAAGAAGAAGTCAAAGCCGCTCAAAAGGCAGTTCAAGATTCAATGAAATAATTTGGTGTTGGATTAGGACGATTAGGCATACACGGGTTGGGAGTGGGAGCTTTTCACTCCCAGCCTTTTTAATTTATCAATGAGACAGAGAAAGGATTTAAGAAATGAAAACAAAGAAAGAAACACGGATTGCTGGCAAGGTTGCTTTGATTGCGGGCGTTGCCTTATTTGGGATTATTGCGATGACAGGTTGCTCGACCGATCCAGCGACGGGAGAGACGACGTTTGCGCCAATCGATGCACTGAAAGGCGTGGCGGAGTCGGTCGCGAACATTCCCGACGAAAGCAAGGCGCAAATGCTTGAAGGCTTGGCGGCGTTGCTCGCGGCAACGGGCGTTGGGGCGGTTGCCGTTCCCGCAGTAAAAATGGGAGCGAGCTACTTCAAAAACAAGGCAGAGGCTAAGAAAACAAAAGCCGACACAGGCGCAGACGAAGAGAAAGATGAAGAATAATGACAGGCGAACCGAATTTGTATGCGCTCGCGCAAGACGTAAAGCACTTGTCGGAAGCCGTTGATGAAATGTCAACGAAAGCCGACAAGCGTTGGGAAACACAGCAAAACATTTTGACAGAAATCGCTAATAACAAAACCGAAATGAAGCACGTGATGAGACGGCTCGGGAGTGTCGAAGAACTCGTTGAGAGTTTGAATGCGTGGCGGTGGAAAACCGTCGGTGTCTTCGGCGTTATCGTCGTCGTCTTGGAAGGGCTTTTTAAGGTTTTGTAAACGACGCGAAAAGAGAAAAAAACCAAGACAAACGATGGACAAACCGCTTTTAAAGAGAGCCTTTAACGCTGGGGAGTTAGCCCCGTCAATGTGGTATCGTGAAGATATTGACAAAATTCAGGTAGGCTGTCGTGAGATGCGCAATTTTCTTGTGCACCCTCACGGAGCGGCTGTCCGTCGAACTGGGTTTGTTCGGTGGTTAGATGTGACAGATAAAGTGAAAGGAGGAGAATAATATGTCAGGAGCGGCGGCAGGTGGAGCAGGTGCAGGAGCAGGAGCGGCGGCAGGTGGAGCAGGAGCGGCGAGTACATTCTCGGCGGTAGGCGTCGGCATGCAGCTTGGTGCTGCGACGGGCAGTCTTATTGGGTCTTTTTTTACGGCAAGGGCGGCAAGGAAGGTGGCGGCAGCGCAAGCCCGCGTAGCGCGTTTGCAAGCGTCTGCGAAAGCGTCGAACCTGCAATGGCAAGCTCAGCAGATTGCGTCGGCGGCTGGAAAAAACGAGTATGCGTTGTATCAGCAACAGAAGGCTCGTGCCGCGCAAATGGAAGCCGCAAATGCGAATCGTGGGGCGATGCAAGAAGGCTCTGTCGTGGAACGCCAAGTCAAGCAAGCGGGCGCGGACGCAAAGAACCGAGACCGACTCATCGACAATGCGAAAAACCAGCAGTATCAGTATATTTTTGGTGCTCAACAGGCGTTGCAACAAGGCGAAAACCAAGCGGCGTATTACAAAGCGATGGGGAAGGCGAACGCGGCGAGCGCGATTGCTGGTGGTGTCAGTGGGTTTGCCAGCGGCGTGGCGCAGGGAATGAGCAGTTTGGGAGACTGGTATTCCCAATACGGAGGCTCTGGCAGTGGCAACGGAGGCTCTGGCAGTGCGTCTAAATAAAGGTCAAAAAAAGGAAAAGATTTTATGGCGGAAACGATTGGATACGACGGAACGATTAAGCAAGAAGCGAGACCTGCAAGCATTGGCGCGACGGTCACTGGCGGGATAGGACCTGAGGGCGTTGGCAGGATTGCCGCCGCCCACCCTGACTGGGGGCAAGTCGCGCAGAACGTGGTGGAAGCGGGGCGTGCGTATCTCGGCTACAAAGAGAGTGTTGCAACGACCGACCACAAGAACGCCAGTGTTGTGTTTTCTGCGAATTTTGACAAAGAGATAGAAAAGGAGCGCAACAATCTGTTGCCACGTGCGCAAGCCGAGAACTGGTCAAAGGAAGAATGGGACAAACAGGCTGACGAGGCGTATAGACGCGCACGTATCGCTGCCGCAAAGGCAACCAATCAGCTGTTGGGGAAGTGCTATGACGAAGAGACCGCCGACTACTACGATTCATCGTTTCGCAATCAGGATATGATTTTTAACGAAAGGGCGAAGCAGGAGTATCTCAAAAGGAGCAATGCCGAGTATTTCAGTTATAGCACAGCTAAGCGCAAAAACGACACTGCGATTGGCAATGCGGCTCTTGCTGTCTCCGTGAAAGATTTACCAACGCTCGTCGATGCCGCGTGGGCGTATAACAGTGCCGACTATACACAGGCAGGTGTTGAAAAGATAAACAACACACTTGGAACTATCGACATGTTTACGGCTAACGAATTGGAACGACGGAAAAGCGAGATCGAAGAATTAACGACAGGCAAGGAGTTTCAAGACAAGGTCCAAGAGTTTCATTTAAAAGGCGATGTCGACGGGTTTAACCGTTTTATTGAAGAAACAAACAATGGGATAGAACTTGCCCGAAAGGACAGAGACCAATTCATTCAGGATTCTTTAAACCACAGCATTGCCGCTATTGATAACGCAGAACGGTCAGGTCTCATTACGACAGAAGAGGCAACAGTGCTTCGCTACACGACAGAGCAGAAAGCAGATGCGCTGTTTAAACAAGCAGACGAAGACGCGAAAATGCAAGCAATAGCGTCTTCTGCGACGGCAGACAACGTCAAGGGTGATAATTCAAAAAAAATACTGTCGGTGCTGATGGACTGCTATCAGAGCGGAAAGAAGCCAGTGCCTATTCTTGGCAATCCTATTTCGCAGTTTGCCGCAAAATTTGACGCAAGAATTAGCGACCCAGTGCCACGCTTTACAGATGCCGACGGAAACCCCGACAAGCTTGTCCCAAAGGCAGACGTCTCGGAGTGGAAAGCATATTATGCAAGGTTTGGCGGGGAGGCTATTGTCAATCACAGAAAGGGTGTTGAGTGCAATATCGCCTTTCTTGACATGTCCAACCCAGACGCATACGAAAAAGTCATAGAATTATACGAAGGTTTTAAGCAGGAATGGTCAAAATACCCAGGAGCGGAAGAGCAAGTTAAAAAACTGTCAATGTTTATCAAGACAAACATTGCTTCCACGAATAAAACGTTAGACAACTCAAAAGAGAATTGGAAAGAACTTCTAAAAGGCGCGATAGAGTCAGTCTTTGGAGTGAAAAAACTGGAAGAGCTTCCGATAGAGACACGTGCCAATATTTTTAATTATATTGAACGAAGACTTCCTTACATCAATGAAGAGCCTGATGCTCTTCGGCGTGGAGAGAAGGTTGAAGAAACCATAAATGGGCTTAGGATTTTGAAGAACGACGCGAATTTCTTTGCTTCCTATAATGACCTTCTTACCCCGAGCGGCATGATTGGCGAACTTTATAGTCCGTTCATTCAGGCGGAATATAAATACGGCGAAGATGGGATACCGCGCTACGCAGACGGAACGTCGGCTGTTGAGGACGGCGTTCCGACAATGAAAGAGGTTGAAGAAGAAGAGAAACGACAAGATAAAATTCGCTTTACAAATAAATTGGTTGAGCTGGCTAATGGAGGCAGGGTAAACCTTTTAAACAGACCAGTTGTTGGAGCAAAGACACTGCACGCCGCTGGCTGGAATAAAGTCCACGATTTCGAGACGGTCTATCCGCAGGTATATTCTAATGAAGACCACACGAAGGCGGTTCTTCTCACACCTATTCTTCCAGACGGGAAAGTAGTGAGCTGCTTTGACCTTGAAGGTCGTGCAAAAGAAATTCTCGCTGGGAAAATGGACGGTGCGGACGGCGTTCTCTTGGGTGTGTTTAGAGGCAAGGAGGCGGAAAAGATAGCCAAACAGAAAGGGAAACGAATCGACCTCGCGGTTGGAATATATAAGAACGAGTGGGGCGGAGGGTTTGCCAAAGGTGGTCTCCGTGTCAGATTGCCTGGTGTGGCGCAACCAGTGAAAACGTCCGAGCGTGAAAAAACCATCAAATAAACAACAGGGTTGCGCAAGTTGTCAGAGCGGTAAAAAGCAAAGCAAAAATAATGAACGCAATAAACGTGCCTTTGCTTGTGAGCACTAAGCGTTCTTTTCGAGATTTTTCAAACCAGTCGTCATCAAAAGAACTCATAACAAACTTAGGAAAAAACAATGTCTGAGGGGAAAAAGCAAACTATTTCTGTAAATGAGGCGTTGAACCGCAACGCTACGAATCCTGCGAGCCTCGACGGGCAACCAGAGATTCACCCGAAGAAGAAGGGCGGAACGAAGACAGAGACTCCGATGGTGTCGGAGCGTCCCCAAAACGAAGTAGTTCCCAAAACGATAGAGCGTGACACTGCTCCGTCCCAGCATGGCGAAGAACAAGAGCCAGTCACTCCCCAGTCATTGCGGGATACGGTCGATGTTGTTCCAGATATTAATGTCGCGGCTGAGACGGGTGCAATCCCTGCGTCGGACGGGTCGTTGTGGACACCCGTTTTTGCAGACGATGGTGCAAAAATACTTGAATTGCTTGACGGAGACACAGTCGAGCTTGAAAACGCTGGCGGCTGGAAAGAGCGGTTTCGCCTGTCTAACTATGACGCACCAGAAAAAAGCCAAGAATACGGAAGCGAAAGCACAAAGGCGTTAGGGAAACTCCTCGGTGGCGCGAAGAGTGTAAAGATTGTCCGCGACGGCATTGACCGCTATGGTCGCACGACGGGACGGCTGATTGTTGACGGCGAAGATGTCGCGACGAAGCTAATTAAGTCTGGCGACGGTCAGGCTTACAGGACAAGCGGAGGCTCTGCGCTTCCGTTGTATCAAAAAGAGGCGGAGCGCAACGGGCTTGGCGCGAATGGGATCGTTGCGTCGCCAGAAGCTCCGCAAGACTACCGCATGCGTCAACGAGGTCTTGACCCGAAGGCATATCGGAGAACCGTCGCTTTTAACAAAAGCTACCGTGATTTTAAAAGGCTGTATTCAAAGTATGAAGATTGGGACGACATTACAGAGGCGGAAAAAAAATACATAACAAAAACAGCACTGTGGTTTTATGACCTTAACCTTGGCGATGTAATAGATGCGCGGGAAGGGAAAAAAGCGGCAATTTACAACACTTTTGGCACTAACGACTTAGATGAAGTCGGAGAGGATTGGTTTGATTTTCTCCGCGAGCGAGTTAATAACGACAAAGAGCTTTACAAATATAGGGAAGAGGAAGACAACGAAGGCAGTCTGTATGCACGTGAAGCACTCTCGTTTGCGCTTGAAGCTGGTGCGACTGTGTCGGACGTCGAAAACGCTGTCCGTTTTGCGTCGGGAAAGATGACCGAAGGGCAACTTCACATGGTACTGGCGCACCCCGACATGACTTTGAAGCGGCAGTCTATTATGCTTGCGACGATTACGGCTCTCAAAGGGAAAGACTGGGACGGAAACTGGTTTTACCAACTTGGAATGACTTTTGGTCAGGCTTATGAAGACGAAGGAATGAACCACTTTGCCACTGGGTCAATGCTCAAAGATGTTGCAACGGCAGACTTTACACAACGTGCGATTTGGGACGATGCATTCGGTGAGGCAAAAAAGGCGGGGTTAACCAAAGCCAGAACAGCGAAGGATTGGATAAGAGAGATGATGGTGAGTGGCGTTTCAGGCGGTCTTTCGGCTGATGCGCTTGAAGACCTTAAATACAAAGGTAATCTTGCGGGTGTTTTGGCGGCATACGAGGAGGCGGAGCGTGCTATTATTCCCACGAGGGCTGCATTTATCGCGCACGAGGCAGACCGATACCAAGCTGCGCTTGACAACCGCATGTGGCTGACGGCAATGCCGATTGAAGCCGTCGCTTCTATTCCTCTAATGGCAGAGGCGGTTATTCCGTTTGTTGGACTGGGTCTTGCGTCTTCGTCTATGACGGGAGCTGGATATAGAAACATTATAACGGAAGACATGCGCGGACTTAGCAATAGCGAAATACTCCTCTATTCTGCGTCTGCTGGGCTTGCGATGGCTGCTGTTGAGCGCGCTCGACTGCTTCGTTTCATCGCGCCTAAGTCTGCTGGTCGTTTCGTGTCGAACCTATTGGGACGGCGCATGGGGCGGTGGCTACGTGCGAGCACGTTGTCGATGGTGTTGGCGAGTGTTACTGCGGGAAACACCGCAAAGCGTATCACGAAGGCATTGCTTTCGACTATGAATCCGCGAAACATTGCCGTCAACGCATTGGAAGAAGGCTTAGAAGAAGGTGTTCAGCAAGCGATTTCGGCTGGCGGAATGTTGTTGTTGAACCCATTGAGTGCTGAGGGAAAAGAGCTTTACGACATTAGCCGTGTCTCCGATGAGATAATTGAGAGTGCCATCATGGGAGCGCAGGTCGCCCCGTTTTTGATGATGCCGATGCAGGGGCTTGCGTTGGGCAGAAGCCTGGTTGTCGACCGTTGGAAGGACAGTAGCGGGAAAAAACGGACTTTGTTTGAAATTGACCAAGCGGGGATTAACAACCAAGCCATTCGAGATGTTAAGCGGCAGGCGATGCAGTCTGGCAAGATGAGTGGTCGTGAGGTTGCTGTGTTTGCCTCTCAGGGACGCGAAGCGCGAGAAGACGCGATTAACAACGAGACGAACAAGACGCAGAAGGCTTGGTTGCAGGACATTGACGCGTATTTGCGTATTCAGGAGGACTACGAAGCGAACCATAGTGGCAGTTCCAGCACTGGCGGAAGCGGTTCTAACACTGGTGGAAGTAGTTCTAAAACGAACAATAACACGTGGACACCACCCAAACCAAAGCCTCGTAGCGACGGCGGGAAAGGCAACAAGTCGTCTGCGGCTGACGACGGGCGCAAGGTTGACTTGAATGAGCGTCGTCGAAATCGCAAGAACAAGGCTGACGAAAGCAGTTCCAGCGCGGCGAACAATAACGGCAAGGGAGCGCAGGCGACGACGACTGCACAGCAATCTCAGTCATCTCAATCGTCTCAGTCGAATACTCAGTCAGCTCCTGCGTCGACGGGGCAGACAACGACAGCTCCTGCGAAAAAGACAGAAGCCGAGATGAACGACCCGATGCCTGCTTTGACACGAGAGACAGACGGGGACTTCGATGCGTGGGCAAAAAGACACCCAGTTGAAACGACATCGACGGAAACTCTTGTAGAGTTTACCGACAAGTATGACGCGTCGATAGGTCAGCCAAGAGGAAAGGCTGTCGTCGATTACGTCAACAAAGCGAGAGCAGAGTTGCGTCGTCGTAGCAAAGGGGATTCCTCGGGCAATACCGCGTCGCAACCAGCCCAAACAGGCGGGGAAACGACAAATACGACAACTACGTCGGACACGGAAACAAAGCCTGCCAGCGAGGAAACTAACGGGTCTTCTGAGACGACCTCTGAAACCACGGAGACAAAGTCTGAAACAGAGTCTGACACAAAGTCTGGAACGTCTGAAACGACCTCTGAGGGCACTAAGACGACCTCTGAGGGCAAGTCTGAGACCTCTGAGACAGGGTCTAAGCCCAGCGAACAAGAACTCGCCCCTGCTGATAACACGGGCGCAAACCCGCGTCTTAACGGGACTCTCAATCTTAAATCAAAGGCAGAAACCGAGAAAGCAAAAGCAAGTGCGCTCAAATCTATTAAATGTCTCGTTGAACGTATTCGTTCGTTCTGCGGAAAGGGACACGAAACCGCTCTTGACGGTTTCTTAAAGGCTGTCGAGAAGGCGATTAAAGGTAAACTCAAAAGGGGAGACGTGTTTGAAGGTGTTACGCCTGGTGTAATCGATATTTTAGTTGACCTGCAAGAGGCTTACAACGCAACCGACGGCGACCTTGGCGGCTCTGCACAACTCAACGCGGTCATCGGTATGTTGGCTGGAAGAATGTTTAGCGACCTCGCCGACGGCAATGCCACCTGTGCGTGGTTGTCTAATCCATTGGAACTGGAAGCCATCGTTCTCGATACAGCTCATCTGGTTCGAGAGCTTGCACGAGCAGGGCGGAGCACCTCAATGGTCGGAGGGAAGGCTTCTCCTGACGTCAAAGAGGCTCGCGATACGTTTGATAAGATTGTCGTCAACGGGACGATAATGGCTCAGATGATGACTAATGAGAACATTCTCTCTGGGACTGCGCCTGTTTCTGGCACTGACAAAAACAACCCCACGACAACGAAAGGCGCACTTCGTAAAGAAGAAGAACGCAAGGCGCGGTTTGTTAAGATTGCGGAAAACTGGCTTCAAAGTGCGCTTGGAAAGGGGAAAATTATCTTTGTCGATGACGTTGATGAGGTGTTTGAACGCCTGAGAAAGGAACGCGGGGAAGACAAAGGCGACAATAAGGGCAACCCTGAAAACAACGAAGACGAAGACCTCGACGGATTTTATTTCTCTCCCGAAGAAATTGACGAAATGATGAAGCGAGGCGGTCAGAACCTCGCCAGTCGGTTTTCAAGAAGTTCTGGTTCGCGGTCTAATGCCTTTGTCGACGGCAAAACAGGTAATATTTATGTGCGCAAAGACGCTTCGTTAGAATATGTTATCCACGAAGTTTTTGGGCACATAACGTGGGAGTGGGCAAAAGAAAAAGACCCAGAGCTTTTCGCGTCTCTCATGGAGATGGCAAGGAATGCCCCAAAAGAGATAAAAGATGAAGTTATCGAGCTTTATAAACCTCGCTGGAAACCGAGCGATGAAGATAAGAAAGCGGGCATCACGCGTTTTGAAGAGAGTGAAGAGTTCTTTGATGAGCTGTTTGCGCATGTTGTTCAGGCAAGATACAAAGGCTGGCTTGACAACCCAATGCTATCCGAGGAAACGCGTGCTTGGTATCAACGTTTCTGGGACGCGATTATCCAGGCGTTCCGAAAGATGTTCAAGGAGACTACGGGCGAGGAAATCGACGAGAATGCTACGTGGCAAGACGTTGTCGACGACCTTGCGATGGCGTTCTTTACGGGAAAAGTCCTTCCAGAGCCGATGTTTGCGTCTGGGAAAGGAATGCGCCACGCTCTTATCAAGTGGTATCAAGGCTCTCCGAGCCTACTCAAAGGCGGTAAGTTTGACGATAAATACCTGCGGTCGGGAACGGGCGGAGCTTGGTTTGGAGTTGGGCACTACGTTACGACAAGCCGTGAATTGGCACTCGACTACGCCAATGCTGGTTTTGGCGATTTAGAAATAACTGATGCGACAAAAGAAGCCGTAGAGAAGGTTATTCGCGTGAGCGAGGGTGTGAGAAGGATCGCCGAGAACGAGGAACACAAACACGCTCTCTACACAGAGAAAGCAAAAGCCGAAATAAAAGAACGCGAGGAGCTGCTTAAAGTGGCAGACCACTGGGAGAAGGTCAAAATTATCGAAGAACTGGAATACTATCGCCGCGAAGTGAAAGAGTGTGAACAGCAGTCGCCGACGATAGCGATCGATAAGGTCGTTCCCATGATTCGCAGAAACTTCCGAGATTTTTTGGTGGAAACAGACAGGGAGGAAGAAGCCTTTTCGGACAAACTTGTTCTTGACTTTTTGCTTAGCGAAGAGGGGCTTCACGACTCTAAATACGACGACGACGGCAATGAAACCAAAATACCAATCCGTGTATCCGAAGAGGAGGCAAGAAATATCCTGCCAGAAATCAAGGAGATTATAAATTCGCCGTCAAGAATGGTTTCTACTAACACGTATGTCCACACTGGGACAATCGATACAGGCGAGAACGACGATGTGTTCCCAGATTTTCTCGAAAAGCTACCCAAAGATGGGCGCATCTGGAAGGGGCTTGCACGCGTGTTTGGGTTTGACGACGCTGTTTACGAGGAACTCTCGCACGGCGCGAAGGAGCGTCTCGGGGGCGGTGTTGACTATGACACGATATACCCTGGCGCGACGGTGTCGAAGATTCTGACGGCTGTCGATGAGGCTGAAAGATCAGATCCGAAGTATTATCCTCTGTTTGTTCGCGCCATTTACAAGACGATTGGTGCCCCCACGTTTGTGTGGTGGACAGAATTTAGAGAAAAAGCAGAAGAAGAACCAAGGTGGAAAAAAGAAATTGAAGCGGCGAATGGCGACGATGTGCGGCTTGGGGAAATCGAAGACGACATTTACGAGGAATGGCAGAAGACCCAAGAACCTCTCAAAAAAGAGTGGCTACGCGCACTTGCTCACAAGTTCGTGGAAGCAGGGTTTGTAGGGTTTAAACACACTTCCGACTGGGACTCCGTAGGTCATGTTTTTGAAAAGAGATACAATTACATTCTGTTCACGGCGGACACAGATCGCCTGAGCTACAACAAAACAGCAGACTGGGTTGTCGCGAAAGACGGGTCGATTAGACCGCGTCAGCCTCTGAAAGTCGTGGAGACCTCGCAGGACGAAAACGGAGACAACTACCAGCCCGACCCCGAGACGCAGGCTGTCTTTGACGAAGAGCAAAACAAAGCCAACACGGGGGCGGCTTTTGAGATTGTCGACGACATGGACGAAGGGAAAAAGGCTGTCGACGACGCACTCGATGAAGACATTGACACCACTCCCGAAGAGCGCGAGGAAGAGCAAGAAGGCAACGACAAGCTTCTCGCTGGCGAAGAAGAAAAAGGTGGCAAGACAGCCGCAGACGAAGCCGAAGAGGCTGAAAAGCAGTTGGACAAAGAAGCTGAAAAGCGCAGTCTTTCGACTTCTGCCGCCCTTGAAGACGCGGCTGATGACTTCTGGGACAACCTAAACGACGAAACCAATAGTAAAGAAGACGGCAACACGCTCAACAATCTCTTTGGTCAGGGAATGAGTCTGCTGGACAACGTCAATATCTACACAGGCGAGGAAGACCCCGCGATGACGCTGTCGATGTCCAACAGGCAGTATCAGGACACGGTAGAAGAGGTTTGGGGCGTAGCAGAAAAATATTTTCGCGTGATTGTCGATCCAGACACGGGTAAAGCTAGCGAGCTTATTCAGTCGTCGCGCGACATGAATCGTGCTGGCAAGCAGGAGATTTGCCGTATGATCCGCAACTGGCGAGAAATTATCGAGTATCTTGCTTCTGCACAAACGCTTACGTCTGTCGCGCCAGCAGTCTCTCTAAAAGAAGGTGTTGACCCAAGTGTTCGTCCGACCACGAAGGCGTCAGACCGTATTTTAAAGATATACGAAGAGGCTTTCAGCATCTATGAAAAGTATAAAGACAAGATAGAACGGGCGAGCGCGAACGATGCAGTTATGCAAACAAAGCAAGCTCTCGACCGTCTTGTCGCGCTTGCGATGGAGCGTGATGGCTACTTCAACACCTTGTTGCAAATGGCGGGAGAGGTCAGAAACGGGTTTCGTCCGTCGCAACGTAAGATTGGCGAGATTGATGAAACGGAAGAAGGCATCGCGCAGGAAATCTGGGACGTTCCTGTGGTGTTTCCACGGCTTGTGCGGGCAAAAGAGAACTATGAGTTCATAAAGGGAAAACTTGAACCGCTTCGCGCCTCCCTAAATCCGTTTATTTCTATGCGCGTTGAGCAGGTCATTAAACTCCTTGATGCCGATTTCACAAATGCGGCTCTGGAAGTCGAGGCTGACATCTATGGCAAGCAAACCGAGAAGGTGGTCAAATACGAAGAGCCGCTCCGCATTGCTGGCGAAGGCACGATGTTGCCCACAGTGTATATGCGCCGAGAAGGAACTGTGGCAGGCGACCGTGTTCTTGGTGGAACGGATGTTGTTAGCATTGACGAAGAGGGTAAAAGAAAGGTCAACGTAGAGAAATCCTTCTTGGGACGTGTGATTAAAAAGTATCTTATCAGCAAAAAGGGCGGATATATCCTCGACGGAATTAGTATAGAAGAAGCTCGCACTCGGTTTTTAAAACGCTTTGCGTTAGAGAACGGCTACGACATTGACGAGAACGGGAAGCTCAAAAAGAAGGCAAAGAGACCGAAAAAGCCAGCTCCGAAAGAGGTTTCCGATTGGGCGAAAATGTCGCCTGAGGAGCGTATCAAGACGCGAGCAACGGAAAAGGCTAATCGGGCGTTTATCCGCGACTACTTCGTCGAAAAGATTGAAAAGGCACAAGAAGACCTCAACGAAAGAAAAGCTCGTGCCAGCAAAAGAAGCAAGGAAGAGGCGGAAAACGTTAAGAGCTACAACCTCGTAGAGCTTAAAAAATCGTATTCTGTCTTCTTGTTGGCGTGCAGAATGCGCGATGCTATTTTTGCGAAAGTTGCGCAAGGCGGGCAGTTGACACCAAACGAGCAGCTTCAATACGACGTGGCGGGCGATGTTTTCGTTGGCGCGATTGAATACATCGGGAACCGAACCGATTGGTATGATAACAAAAAAGGAATAAACGCAAAGAAAGCGAACGAAACAGACCGTCTACTTGATTTTGTTGACGCGATCGAAAGCGTCCGTAAGACACTTGGTTTCCTTTCAAAACCATCGGTGGAAGACGGAAGCTGGGTCGTGACACCGATAGAAGAAAGAAAAACCACCACGTCAACGTCTTACGTCAACCAAGAAGGCGGCGTGGCTACAAAAGCGCAAATAAATGCGAGAGGCAAAGACGTGTCCTCTGTGAAGGCAAGAAAACTTGCCAGCAACAGTTGGGACTTATTGATGACCGAAACCAAGAACGACTTCACAGAGCTGTTAAAATTCAAACTTTACACAGACAAAAAGACTGGTGAGAAGTATTACTACAAAGGGCGACACTACCAATCGAAGTGGGAAGAGAAGGAAAAGACAAACAAGAAAGATATCGCCAATAACAAGGTGACAATCGATGGAGAGTCCGTTGAAATAAAGAACTCCCGCAAGAAACAGTATTCGAGAACGCGCCTTACGATTAAGGAGTTTACAGAAGAAAAGGGTAAGATTTACCAAAAGATTAAAGCGCTCATTGAAGGCGTTAAAGACGCTACAACCGAGCAGACGGCAAAGAAACACACGGGGCTTGACGCTCTCGCGGGGCTGGTTGCAAAGGTCTCAGAGACGGAATCTGTTGTCCCGCACCGTGGCAAACGTTTTGAAAAAGCCGCCGCCGCTTATGCAGAAAACGTCAGAAATGGCGTGTGGTATGCGAACACGATTGGCGGAAAGAAGACGGGGCTGTCGCTGAAAACACGTGTCGCACTGTTTGCTATGATGACAAAGGGGCAACAAGAGGCTCTTCAACGGCGCGACCCAGTTCAATATCAAGAGTTGCGAGAAGCGTTCTTGAATCGAATGCAGAATCGTCCGTCTGGGCTGATACGAGAGACGTTGTCGGTCATGGAGAGAAAAGAACAACAACATCTCGATGCTGCCGAGCAATCGTGGTTTGAGCAAGCGACTGGCGAGCTTCCCAAAACATCTTCGAGAGAGGCAAAAGAAGCCCTGGGGAGACTTATTCCGAAGCGCGACATATTGACGAAGCTTAGCGAAGATGCCCAAAAGGTAGCTTCAAAGCCGACAAGAACTAAGTATAGATTCGCCCGCGTGAAACTTGAAGGCGGTCTGAACCGTGTTATTGAAAGCGATTCGAGCTACATTACCGAAGACATCAAAAAAGAGGCAAAAGAGGCGTTGGAGGCACTCAAACGTGGCGAGAGCGACATCGTAGAGTTCAGACACGCCTCACCAGCAGACTTTGGTGATGACCCGTGGCGGTTTAAAGACGCGGCGATGGGGTCTGGCGAAGGTGTTCAGGCTTATGGCTACGGAACCTATCTGACCGACAAGGTCGCGACTGGAACGACAAAAAGTTATGCAGAGACATTCCTCGCTAAAAACAAACTCAGAAGGAGGGCGGAACTCGAAAGTCTGATGGACATCGACAAGCTCGATGACGTCAACAAAAAAGACAGGGAAATTCAGCATTCGTATATTGACGACAGAAACGCAGACTTGGTCGAGTCTTATATTTTTGAATATAGAACGAATCTCAGAGAAAAAAACGATACAGAAGAAAATATAGCTCAGATTGAGAAAGAAATTGCCGCCATTCAGAAACAGGTAGACGAAAAACCTATGTCTCGTCGGCAAAAAAGACGCATGACGAGAGAGCAACACAAGCTGTCAAAAAGGCAAAAAAATTTAAGAGACGCCGCCTCCGCGTATGAACTTGAAGCGAAACGCTCGCATAAAGCAATCAACAGCGCGATAAATATGGATTTCAAAGGGGTCTTTAACTTCGATGAAGACGGAGAAGCTGAGACCCTGCGCAAGATAGAAGAAAGAGAAGAGAAGAACAGCCACAGGCGACTGAATCTGCGTGCAGAAATAGACCAGATTTATAGGGACGAGATTGAAAGAGTTGTAGCCGCAGGCTTGCGACGGCGAAACGAAGTAGACTTTCTCGACGGAGGCTCGTATGTTTACGAAGGGCGTCTTGAAACGGGCAAAGACAGCGTTGCAATGCTTGACTGGGTCGAGCCACTTACCCCACTGCAAAAAGCGATGCTCGGGACGTGGCTAAACCAGGAGTATGGACGGCGGCAGGACATGCATGCTACGAAATGGCTTGGAGCCAATGCTCCGTATGTTGAGGACTGGTTGGAGTGGCTCTTTTCTTTCAACGCATCAATGAGTGCTCATGAGTTTTACGACGTTTTTGAACACTTCGCAAAAACGGCAAAAATATCACCGTTTGGGGGGACAGAGCATTGGTATAATGAAGCGGAAACCTCACAAGAAATCTCTACGACGTTGTTTAACGCAGGGTTTGTGGGGCACAGAATGCCTCTTCGTTTTCGTTCTGTAAAATACAATGGCTATAGTAAAGGTGCTAACTACGTGCTCTACACAGGCGAAGACGACATGTATAGCATTGATAGAAAAGCCGCGTTTACAGGTGGCGACATTCTTGAAGCGATGAAGAACGCGCAAGAAAGTGCTACCTCGAAAGCGGTGACTGCTCCTACGAAATACCGTCATGCGCTTGTGCGGGCACCGATTAACGAGGCTGTTCCTTCGTCGAACACGGACGAGAACAACGGTGGGGACGCGTTTGATCGTTCCCGATCGATGGGCGTTGACGCGGCTATTTATCTCGCAGGTGTAATACAGGGCAACAAGAACGCGACGGCACTTACCGACGAAGACGCAATTGACCTTTGCAGAGACCGCTACCCAGACGAAACGCAACAAACAATAGAACTTGCGGCGAAGTGTGGGCGGCTGATTGCGCAAGCACTCTATGAACAGGCTGGTTCGCAGTTCGACACACTCAACGACGAACAGATTGAAGCGTCGATTAACCAACTCCTCGAAGACGCAGAAGGCTCTGTTTGGGGGCGGTTGATGAACGCACTGCAAGAGGTTCTTGACCCGTCGATGCGCGGAACACTTGACGGCGCAAAGAAGGCGGCTGACGCGGCACGCGCGGCTGGACGCGATATTCCACAGTCAACACTGCCGTTTGCGGTGTTGCTCGAACTCGGGTTTATCCGCAGAAGTAAAGTCGAAGAAGATTCAAACGCTCCAATTACAAAAGAGACACACGTGTCGGCTAACCTGAAAAAGTTCAAGCGTGGAGGCGGCTTTGCGGTTGGCGTTTACGAAACCATCTTCGGAAAGCAAGGCGAAGAGAAAGATGAGGATTTGACGAACCCGCAGAATATTATGCAGTTCCGTCATACGTTGTATTACCTCTACAAAAAGCTCGTAAACGAGAACTCCCGCAACTCTTGGAACTTCCGCGCAGACAGACTGTCGCTTATCCGTAGCCAGATTGAGAACCTGCGTCGGTTCGGAAACAACGTTGACGAGATTAAAAAACGCGCAAGCGAGATTGAACAGGCGATGTTTGACGCGATGGTGACATCAAATTCCGTGCGGGAACTTCTGGCTCAAATCAAGGAACGTCTCGAAGCCTACAAGGGCGAGATTGATAAACTACGCCTTGCATCAAAACGGAAAACAGACGCGGGAGCAGAAGTGTTCCTTCGGGCGTGCTATGAGGCACTCTCGCTTTCCGTGGAAGAGCTGACTCAACGTATCGAGGCAGAAAACCTTATTGTAAAACAGAATACGGCGGATTCTAAGAACGGCACAGTAGCCGCTCGAATGGCGTTGATAAGGGCACAAGCCTACTCGTTGATGCTTCCGTATGCCCGCGAGTTCAACTCCGCGAAGGAGAAGGACTACGTGGACTTCGACAAAGAGGTCTCAGAAAGTCTTCAAGACATTCTTGACACGCTCTCCGAGACAAAGATTAGTGCCGCCAAGGCGTTTAGCGACAGCATTGACCGACAAAAGAAAGAGATTGAAGACTTCGTCAATTATGTCTTCAAGGCTGTTGGAGAGGGTAAATCAGGCAAGAAAGACCTGCGTGATATGGGCGTGGCTCGTCAATTGGTGTCTGGGCTGGCAACAGAATCATTCTCTCTTAAACAACGGCTTCAAGAGATTACACGCTACATTGAAGACCCAAAGAAACGCGCAGAAGTGCAAGCTCGTATCAATGAGTTCCTCTACGAACCCGTTGAACACGCAGAAGCTATTCGTTCTGAGATTTATCTGGAAGAACAACGCGCTTTCTTCCAGATGGTTGGACAGATATTCCTTGGAAAGAAAAACGCGACAGAAAAAGAAGTCGGAGCGGTGCTCCAAGCAATGAACGTTCTTAAAAAGGAATACGCAAAGTTCTCTGAGACGGGCAAAAAGCCACTGACAGCCGCTCAACTACTCGCACAAGTGGCGATGTTGCGTCAAGCAGACGTTCAGAACTCAATCAGAGACGCTTACACAGCCGCTAAACAGCAAGGCAAAGAGCTTGAAGGTGAGGCTTTGGTGTTGTGGACACGCTTACAGAACCTCCCAGCGATGGTGGAAGCCCTCGGCGGAGAGAAAGGTAAGTATATGCAACTCCTCAATGCGATGTGCGCTTTCTATCAACAAGAGAAGAACCGTATTGACGAGGTCGCCGTAAAGATTACGGGAACGCAAATCACGGTAAACGACGCAAATTACTTCCCAGTGTGGCGGTCGTCCGAATGGGCAGTTCGCGACGTTCAAGACAGCGGGCTGAAAACAAGTTTTGTCGCTCGCGCTCTTACACCACGTGTGCCGACAACGACAGACATCTCAGAGGACGCAGACATCGTCTCAATGTTTATGTCTCGCGCCTCGCAGGTGTCCCACTTCTTGGCATTCGGAGAACTTCAACTGCGCTTTGCAGATGTGTTCGCCAGCCCAAGATGGTCAAACCTCACAGACCGCGTTCTCGGTAAACAGGCTTCGCGACAACTCAAAAACCACGTGCAACACGTCTTCACGGAAATTAAACAAGGTCCGAAAACGACAGGAGAAAAGGTGACTTCGTTCCTGTCGCGGTGGGCGGCTATTCTTATCCTCGGCGGGAACGTGACCGTCGGAGCAAAACAGATGACTTCGTTCTCTGCTTACGCTCACGACACAACATTCCAAAACGTTATCAGAGCATTCTTCGCGAACCCAGTGTCCGCAGAGGCACGCGCAATTCGTAAAGAGTTCCGCGAACACCCACTCTACAAGGCACGCTGGGGAATGGGCGAGATTGACGCACAACTCGAAATGATGCGCAAACCAGGCTCAAAGCTGTGGTTTAAACGAGGCATTCAGAAATATATGTTCCTGCAAAAAGCAGGCGATAAAATCCCGATGTGGTGGCTCGGACCTGGGCTGTATGCGGCAACAAAGGCGGCTCTCCTTAAACGTATCAACCCACAGACTGGGCGGAATTACACAGAGTCTGAGGCAAAAGAAGAGGCAATGCGGGCAACGTTCGCAATGACCGAAAACACTCAGCAAACACAACGAGTGTCCGTCTTACCAGAATACGCACGCGAAGGCGGGGCGTTGAAGCAGCTCGCTATGCAATTCAAGTCGTCTGCATCGCTCTTCTGGGCGGCAGAAGCGCGGGCTGTGAGAGACGCAATAGCAAGCCCGAACTCCGCAACGCTGACACGTATGCTCGGGGTTCTCATCTCAAATCACATCATCATTCCAGCGGCGTTGACACTCGTTTCAACACTCGGGCGTTTCCTTATGGAAGGAATGGGAGACGATGACGACGACAAAGAAAAGTTCTGGGAAGAAACCCTGACGGACTTCGCCGTTCAAGCTATCATCGGACCTCTCGGCGGTATTGTGATTATCGGGCAACTTATCGAAATGGCGGCAACTGGAATGATGTCAGAATATCAACAAGACGCGTCCGCTCCGCATATCGCCTACGTCAAACGCGCTGGAAAGGCTCTCTGGGGCTACGGAGAAGCAGGTGTCGACTACGCCTTTGCTGAAACCGACAAGGACAAAGAGAAGGCTGTTGACGAGCTTGTAGGTGCCCTGGAAAAAACAGCACGACTCACAGCTCCCACACGAGACTTCATGAAGACCTACAACGGACGTATCAAAAAGTGGCTCGAAGAAGAAAACAATAACAGCTACGACTACGACTACGGTTACGACTACTAAACCTAAGGTCTAAGCTCAAAATACGCTCTCGCCGTTGCTTCGGGAACAAGTTTCCCCAAGTAATGGGCGTAGAGCATTTGTGTTCCTTTATGTTTTAGGAGCGTCGCCGTCTTGTCTGCCGACCCGTGTAGACTAATGTGCATCGTGCAGAAAGTGTGTCTGAACCCGTTGTGACGAGCCGCAATGTGTGGTAAACCTTTGTGTAAAAGGTAATAAAACATCTGTCCAGCACTCTTAACAACCCCTGTTTTCTCTCTCGCAGGAACAATGGCGAGCCACTTAAAGACCGTGTCAGGTAAATTAGGCGACTGTAAAACCCAATCGTCTCTCGTTTTACATATCGAGGCAGGCACAAGAATGCGCTTATTTGCCTCGTCAATCCATTCCCATCGTAAAAGTGAGGCTTCTTTCGTCCTAAGCCCACAGAACGCGCGTATGGCGACGTTAGCAAGCAATACGGGGTGGTTTTGCCTAACAAATGAAAGTATCTCTTTCAACTCGTCGAGTGTGTAAAGCTCAACAGGCGTTGGAGCAGGCTTCGGGAAAAGAGATTTATCCATTTCGGGCAACTCGTTAAGCATTCCCAAAGATTTCGCACGACGAAATAAATACATAATCTTATTGCTCAACTCTCGTTGCGTTCGCGCTCCCAATCCTAACGAACTTATCCACTCAAAAATATCACGGGCAGAAATCTCGTGCATAAACTTGTCCGTAAAAGCCTCAGAAAAGCGCGTAAAATACGTTTTAACAGCTCGCGTAAAACCGTCCGATAAATCCCGCCTCTCAATGTTGTCAAGCACCTTCCTGACCGCATCAGACACCTTCGTGGGCGTTTTAGCAATGCGACTAATGTTGTCCCGATAAAACAGAGCAACCGATACCAAAGAAACATCGTTCCCGATAATCTCTTTCGCAGTTTTGTATTCACGCTGTTCAGCCCCACCAAAAATAAGACGCAAATCCGCTCCCGACTCTCGCGCTTCTTTCTCCGCTAACATCTTCCCAGATATAGCTTTCTCTAATGTCGGAAAGAATGTTCGCACTCTCCTTCCGCCAACTCTGCGCTCCCAAACCCAACAAGACTTCCTGTTCTTGTCGTTAATTTTATAAATCCCTTTGGTCTTTTTTACTCGCGGCAT